GGGTTTTTTCTCCGTCACAGCAGTCTGCAACTTGGATCCGGGGTTTTTCTTGCGATACGCGGCAACGCCCTTCTTGGTCATGCCAGCGCCTTGTGAGGTCTTGCGATAGTTCGCGCCCTTACCCTTGGTCGTCCTGCGAATAGGTTTGTCAGCCATTCGTCCAGTCCTCGTTTTTGATCAAGTAGGCGTCGAATGCAGCGGTCACTCGTGCGTTATTACTTCTCACGGAAGCCCTGATGTCTATGTCAGACTTTTCCGGAAGCGCAAAAGGCACGTGAAACGCATAGAAGTATTCTGCCGACGCGACCTCAAAGGTGTGGGCAATTCTGAAAGCCAACTCCCCACCGTACCGGACAAAAAAATCACCAGTCGCATCGGCCCCTGACTTCACACTCATGACGCCTTGGGTCAGGTAAGCCGTATATCCAGCAGGAACCGTGTAAACGCCCATAAGCGTCTGCCCCTTACCAGCAGTAATTCTTGCGACAACGGTTGTGCTGACCTTGATGTCTATATTGCCGACATTAGTAGCCGAACCATTGTACATGTAGGCCCTAAAAACACGAACAAATGTTTGAGTTGTGGCATTACCCGTAGCAGCTGTCAGAGTAACGTTTTCACTGATTTCGCGATAGTTAGCGTCCAAGCCGACAACAGTGATTGTTTTCCCGGCATCAGAGGCACTGGCTCTATCGACAAGCAGCGTGCTTCCAGCCCCAAATGCCGACCATGGATATAAGGTGTCATCCACATCCCAAACTGTCCCTGTTGTATTTACGGACATTTCAGGAGCAGCGCCAAACTTATGAAGCGCGGAATGGCCCGGGATTTGCCCCCGGGCCACCTGAAGCTCAAATGGCTCAGATGTTCCGATCTGTGTGATGGAACGGTAGTTGGCCATTTAAAAACCTCACGACAAGAAGATTGTCAGTTCGTTGGAGGCACCTGTAAATGCACTGATATACGCGCCTGCCGGGGCAAGAATCCCATCATCTGGAATGTTCAGATGATGAATCCCTGTCGGGAAGGTCTGCGTAATCAGTGTTTCACCAGAGCCATCACCGTTCTTGATCGTAAACGCACCTGCGGCTGCAGCGTAGATGACGATCTGACGGATGCGAGAACGAGCAGGGCCAACAACAGCTGCTGTTGTTCCCTGTGCCCAATTATATGCCTTTACCGGGCCCGCCATGACGGATTACCCCGCAGAGACAGTCAGGACACCCGAGTTGCTCCACAGCTGGCCAGCAACAGATGGATCCGAAGTCGGAAGGTCCTTGAAGATCACAACGCTGTTGGTCCCATCATGGCTAACCGAAATGTTTTCGGTCTCAGTGCCTGTGGTCGCGTTCTTGGTGATGTCTTTGAAGCCGTTCTCAGAGCGAACGGGGCCATTGAAAGTGGTGTTTGCCATGCTGTTCTCCTGTCGTGGCAAGTGTCAGCCGCACCATGCGGCTGTCAGGGACAGTGCAAAGGTACACCAGCACAGCCATAAAAGAAAGGGGCGAGCCTAAGCCCGCCCCAAAGTCCAAACAGGGAGGAAGTAACCTACCCTATCATGGATTTACGCACCCGGCGAGCCGAATACACAACGTGGGTCGGAGAATCCGAACGAATAACGCTCACGCGCCTTGAAGCGCATGTTACCCGTGTCGAAGTCTGCTTCCATGTTGGTGCGCAGAGCCGAACGCTCAAAGTGCTTGAAGCCGTTCGGTGCATCGGTCTTGATGAAGAACGCATCCGGGTCGGTCAGGAAGTGGTTAACAGTGTAACCCTCCGGAAGCATACCCATGTTGCGGATTGCGTTCACATCATTATCGGCAGTGCCGACACGAAGCGTCGATTCCAGCAGACGGTCTGCAACGAATTGCAGCTGCGGCGGAATGATCAGCTTGGTGCCACGCAGGGCGATAATCATGTTGCGTTCATCAACGAAGGTCGAGATGTCGATCAGAGCGTTCTCAAGCGAAGTTTCGTTGAGGTCTGCTGCTGTCGAAGGCTCGTTGCGGAACGTGCCGCCACCTGCAAGCGGGTGAGCAGTCGAGCAGAGCTCAACGCCGTCGCCGCCAGCGTAGTTGCTGTCGAACGCGTTGTTCAGAACAGCAGCTGCCTTGACCTGCTTGGTGTGCGCCATCGAACGTGCCAGAGCACGGGTATAACGCTGACCAAGGCGGTCATACAGGTTGTCTTCGATTGCCTCTTCCGTCAGAGCAAACGCAAGCGCAACAGTCTCGTGCGTGTAGCGCGAGGTGTAGGCTTCGTTGGCGCTGTCGAATTCGACGCCCGAACCTTCCGATTTTGTCGGAGCATTACCGAAACCGACCAGCATCACTTCTTCTTCGAATGCACGGTCCGAAGACTCGGTTTCGAAGATTTCAGCATGCTCGTTCTCGTAACGATCATACTCCATACCGAACAGAGCGTTGAGACCCGGCTCTAGCTCTTTGACGAGTTGTGAACGAGAAATTGCCATAACTCAGCCTCCTTATGCCAGACCTGCAGTGCCGCCACTGAACAGATGGTTGTTGATTTTGACAATCACGTTCGTGTTTGCCGACGAAACATCGCTGTTCTCAGGATCCTGAGAAATATCAATGGCCTTCAGCGGCAGAGTTGCCGTTGTTGCGCCAGTCGAAACAGCAAGTTCCATGCGCGACTGACCAGAGGTCGTGTCACCCACGGGGCTGTTGTCCACGATGTCAAAGTTCCCTGCGAGGTCAGCAACGGGGAACGCTGCATTCGCCTGCACAAGGAAGGTTGCATTCGGGTCATCAATGACAGTCGCAATGATGTCCGATGCGTTGGTGCTTGCCGGGTAGTAGTTGGACCACGTCGGCTTGCCGGTCGTCGGGTCGGTGTACTGGCATCCATTGAAGACACCCAGAATCAGACCGGAGCCGCCTGCTGCGACACGCTCAATGCCACCGCCAGTCACCATGGCAACGAGGTCGCCTTGGTAGATGGTGGTGCCATAGTTCGCGGCAATGCGGTAACGGTTCTGCTGCTGAGAGCTGATGCTGGTACGGACCGGACGAAGGCCAAAGGGGGCGTCTTGATTCGCCATCTTTATTCTCCTTCAGAAGGGTTCGATCTCCGTGATCCAAAGGACACGGAGGATTTGCGTTGTGGAGCAAGTTTCGGCATGAGTGCGTTGCTTTCACGCATCCAGTCGCGGTCAACTGCATCCATTTGGTTTTGAGTAACGCCACGATAGTGACGGTTCCGCTGATTTGCGAACTCTACAGGGATTCGGGCGAGAACAAGTCCCCCAACACCGATGATACCGGCGTTGCGTCCCTCATCCACTACAGGCCCTGCATAATCGGGATACTCTTCAGCGCGAACGAGTTCCCATCCTTCTTGCCGCTTCTTGTGAACGTTGGTCTTGTCGTCAAACTCCATCACGGATTCACGAATCCAGCGATGTTTGTACCCCAAAGGGGGCTCCGGAGCGTCCAAAGCAGAACCGGGACGCCACTCTTGCTGACGCTGAGCGCTTTGCCGAGTACTAGACTCGCGTGGTGCACGATCTGCCATTTATTCTCTCCGATTTTGAATTTTCGCGACTTCTTGCGCGTATTTTTCCAGCGGAATCCGCATTTTCTTAGCGAATGCCACCTGTCCCGGTGTTAATTCCACCGACTTCTTCCGCCCGGTTTTTTGAGTGCGTCCAACGGACGCTGAGGCCACGGTCTGGGCGTTGGACCGAGTATTTTTGAACTTGTGCGGCATTTCACGACGCATGCGGGCGTCAATCTCGCGATAATAGTCGTCAGAACGAGGGTCGAAGTCCTCTTCCAGCACAAGTTGTTCATGAATTGCTTGGGCGGCACGGGTCATAAGGCGATCCTTGCCAAACCAAGAGTTCTTTTCCAGCCAGCCCTCAAGCTTTTCGTCACGCTGGCGCTGTGGAGCCTGCTGTTGCGGGGCCTGCTGCTGGTAATACTGCTGTTGCTGGCGCTGGGCCTCAAGCTGGGCCTGATATTGCTGCGCCTGACGCTCAAGTTCGCCTTTTTGAGCGCGAACACGGTCCTTTGCGACAGCAATTTTGGCCAAAGCCTGCTGCGCCTTGGCTGCACGCTCATAATCGCCAGCCTCATTGGCCTCAGCATAGGCGCGAATGGCCTGTTGCTCTTGCGCTGCAAGGCGACCTTCAGCTTCGCGGTTGTATCCGGTGCTGACCTGCTGAAGGCGGGCGCGCATTTGTTCGTTTTCTTGACGAACTTGTTCGGCATATTGATATGCCGCAGCCGCTTCTTCCGAAGCCTGCTTGCGCTTTGCCGTCAGCTGGTTGATGCGGCGCTGAACAGACTCGCTATAGCTGGCAAGTTCGTCATCGCCTGACTTGGAAGAGCCAGAATCGTCGTCAGAGTCATCATCCCGAACATTTGTTCGGGTTTCTTCTTCAGAATCATCATCAACTTCGACCGCAGTCGATTCAATGACATCATCATCATCTTTCATAGCTGCCTCAGCCATCTGAAAGCCCCTTCACTTGAGTTGATTTATACATAGGAAATGTCCTTAGGGTCAAGAATCTTGGCTATGACGTTGTCGTCATTTATGATTCTTACCTCAAGACCTTCCACTTTGAACCGATTCCCAGCATATCTTCCTATAAGAATCCAATCCTTTTCCTGACACCAAGGACCTGTTGGGAATTTTCCCGCATCTCCGTAAGCGTCGGGGCCAAGCTTCACGACATATGCAGCGACAGTCGCAAAAGCCTCACGGTCACGCACCTGATCAGGCACGTACAGACCGCCCTTGGTCTTCTCACTGGGGTAATAGGGGATAATCAGCATCCGGTATCCAGTGGGCTGAGGCAGTCGCTCAATGGCAGACGGCTCAATCTTGGATGGATCATCCTCGTTTTTGCTGGTTTCGCTCTTCCCAAACGCCAAATTCAGCGGGGAAGACAACGGACTATCAGTCGTCGTCATACTCAAGACCTTTCATCGCGGACCTTATTTCGTCTTCTACGTAGGCCATGCCGCGTATTTCGCCTACGACGTACCGATACTCCTCCCAAGAGGAGATCGAACCATCCACAAGCTTGTCCTTCATACGGGATTCACGTTCCCGTATGCTCTTCAACAAGTGATCTGCTAGGTATATTGCGTCCATACCGCATATAGTATGAAACTATGCGGTAAACACAAGCCAGATTACCAAAGATTCAGAAAACTCCCTGAAATCTTTGGGGGCGCGCAATGGGGCTGAATCCCTTTACGACGCCGCCACTAGCTTTTCTTTGCGGCTTTTTTGGCTGCTGGCTTTTTCGCCGGGGCTTTTCGCTTTGGCTTAGGGCTATCGCCGCTGCTTGATTTCGCGGATACCCCTCCGACATCAACAGCTTGATGTTGTGGCTCACTGCCTCGTTGCTCTTCCCGCGCTTCAACGGCATTTTCAGCACCTCCTGCATTGCGCTTTGCCGCGCGGATTTGCTCAATGATCTTCTCACGTACAGACGAAGACATCGCCTACCTCCTTCCAGAGTAGTTCAGAGCCGCAATGTCACGTTGCGTGCGAATGCGCTCCTCGGCAACACGGGACCGCTCAGCAATGGCTTGATTCTGCGCGTCAATGCGCTGCTGTGCGACCTGCATGTCGTTCATTTCCTTCTCACGGTCGAAGCCCTGACGCGCCTCAAACTCCTGAGCTTTGCGCTGGATGTCCATCGCCTTCAGGTCAAGCTCCTTATTGCGAATCTCCACCAGCGGATCGCCCTGATCCTTGGGCGCAACAGACTGTGCATACTGCTCTGTAAGCTCAGCGATAAGCTGGGCCGCACGTGCAGCAATCTGCGGCTGAAGTTGCGCCATCGGATCAACAGGCATCGGGCCCTGTGGCCCCATCTGCGGCGGTGCCATCTGCGCTTGCTGCTGCATCATCTGCATCTGCTCCGGCGGAATCTGCGACATGATTTCCTGTTGGGCCTGAGCCTCAGCCAGAAGACCAATGTGCTCCTGAATGTGCCCCTGCAAAGACAGCACAGCAGCAGGGTTAAGCTCCGTCGCAGGCGTCGATAGGATCGCCATGTGAGCCTCAATATGGGCCTGATGATCCTGATCAGGGAAGGCCTGCAACGGCGCACCCTGCAGAGCCATCTTGTTCTCCATCGCAGG